CCGCCACCACCTGAGCCGAAATTCTGTACCGCCATTTTGATCTCCCCTAAGAGGTTCTGTAGTTTTAATTACGTCCAGTATTTATAAAACAGTAGATTACAGAGACATCAGCTGTTCAAACGATGCTGTGTCTGGTGTGACCTCAAGTACTTCAGTAAAATCTTCATCGTGGCCCGTACTTACAAAGCCAAATGACATTAGTTCGTTTTCCATATCTTGTTCGGATTTCTCCCTGAGCACCATAAGAGTATTGATGTCAGTAAGGTCCTTAAAGTATTGCTGATCAGACATCCATGCAAATAGCACTAGCCCCATAGCCAAGTCATCATTGCAACCTGGCTCTGCTTCATAAGAATGGTTCTTCTTGGAGAACCTCGAAAGCTCATAGATCGTCTGGTGATCGTTGATGATCAGCTGATACTGCTCTACAAGTAGCTTGAGCATCGAGCAGCCAATAGCCTTTACAGTCTTGGTTGTTCGGATCCCACGCTCTGCACTCTTAAATCCACTAGAGATTCGCTTGCCTCTTGCGCCAGCGTTCTCAGTGTATACAAGCAGCTCGCTCTCATAGTCAAAGTGTAGCGAGTCAACCACCTGAGCGCCGACATCGTTTGTTTCAACAAGAATCACAGCGCTGTTGTACATCTTAGAAACATTGTGAATAACACCAGCATAGTCTAGTGGTGTGATCATGTTGTTTCTGTACGTAGCAACTTGCTGGTAAGGCATTGTAGTAGTATCTACGACATGAAACGCCGAGTAGTCGAGACCCTTACCTCTTGATACGTCAGCGACAATTACATACCTGTGATCAGGTTCTACCTTGAAGTATTGCTTGAATCCATCGTGCTCTCCAAGAGGAACCCTAGCCACTAGAGTCTTCAGACAAGCACCTGAGATCAGCGTACCAGATGAACCCTGGAATGCACACTCGAATTCCTGAGCGAACTTCTCATAGTCGAAGTCCATTGCTCCGAGAGTTTCTTTGTACCATGCCTCACCACGGCCTGGAACCTTCTGCCAAGGCACTTCAACGTATTGATAGCCGTTAGTGCCTGCTTTGGCTCCTTCACAGGTCTTGTAGAAGTGGTTCAAACCATTCGGAGTAGATGTGAAGAGGATCTTTGTTGTTTCACCAGATGAAATCGTAGGGAAAACCGAAGCAAAGAACTCATCCCACCCTTCAACGAACGCAGCTTCGTCGATGTACAGTAGTGAGATCGACTTACCACGAATGGCTGATGATGATGTCGCCGCAGCAATAACCTTACAGCCATTCTCTAGGGTGATAGAACCCTTGTTCCACTCATCCACACCTTGCTGTAGCCAATCTGGGAGAGCTTCATACGCAATCTTGATACGGTCAAGAATTTCTCTAGCAGCATCACCCTTGTTGGCAAGAAGTGCTACGGTCTTGTGGTCATTAAAGAGAATATAGTGTAATATAATCGCAGCAGCCGTAGTCGTCTTACCAGCCTGGCGGGAAGTAACAACCGTAACGCGGCGATTGTTAGAGAGCTTAACGATGATTTCTTTTTGATAGTCATACAGCCTTATCGGAATGAATCCGTGGTCAACGTGAACAATCTTAATGTACTTCTCAGCGAAGTAGATAGGATCCTGAGCGCACTTCATCCACTCCTGGAGCATCTCTGGCGTCCAGCTGATCTGCTTTCTCGACTTCTTGAGTAGTGGGTTACCGTTGTAACCTCTATCGATATTAGGTATCATTTTGCTTTAGATCTTGCAGCATCTTTTGTAGCTCTGCAGTTGACCCTACGAACAAGTTGTTGTTTACTGTCTTGCTCTCCTCCGGAGCAACCTGCTTGCCTTGCAGTCTTTGCTTCTTCAGCTGGAGGTCTGCGATGCCCGAACTTACGTCTGCAAATGTTTTGATAAGAGAGTTTAGGACTTCATACGCCTTAGGATGCTGAGACTGCTGAGCAATAGCAATCATGTCTTCTACGGCTGCTTGGCTCTTGACAACTGCATCATAAAGGTTTTCTCTAGCAAAATCAAGGTCGTTTTCCTGTTGACCTTCATCGCGTTTTGCGGGATACTGGACTGTGTCCCCATAAGGAACTATAGGATTTAATCCGAGCGCATCATCAATATCGGACATCAGAAGTTCTCCGTAAAATCAATCAGGAACCCATAGTTATCGCTCACGTCGATTTCATCGGGCGCAACAGATAGAGCAGCGTTGGACGTAGGTTGTCCATTGGCTGTAAGACCTGGCTTGATATTTATAATAGCGCTAGGTGTGACAAGTGTGTTAGCAATCATCGGTGATGCATCTGATGCCGGCACACGAATGTTGACATCGATATCCTTAATGATCTCCGACTTACGTGTAGGACCAAACAAGTAGCCTTTTATGGTGAACGTCAGCGTGTGGATTAGAGCTCTGCGCGTAGCAAAGTCACCCTCATATGTATCTTCCGATGAGATGTCGTTGAAGATGATTGGGATGTCATACTTGCCGTTCATATCCGGAACAAGATTGACAGATGCCGTCCACTCGGGTGTGAAGTATGGCAGAATCTGTTCGATGATCTTTGTTCCATCCTCTGCATTCTTAACCATAATGGCAAGCTGGAATGTGAAGTCGTAAGGAACAGGGGAATACTGATACAGAACCTGATTAGGGTCAGCAGGATTCGCTTTGTGAACCTTGTTCACTGTGTTCATCTTACGATCAGGTGCATACGACATAGTAAGCATTTCAAACGACATTCTAGGAAGAATCATTGCAATTGGCTGATTCAGTCCTGTGTCGTTATTGATGCGAGCAAGAAACTTTTCCTTAGGTCCATATGAAAGAGGAACCTTGAACGTCTGGACAGTTTCACCAGCTGCGTTTTCACGAGTGATGTATAGGCTATCGAACAGCGTTCCGAACAGAACGATGTACTTACGAATCGTATTATGATTCCACGTTTGTCCAAACATTACGCCAGCCCCTCACTAAATGGATCGATCTCTGTCCAGTCAAGAATGTCATCTGCTTCCATATCGATCTCGAGGTTATCTGAACCGTAGTCTTGCGTTTGTGCATCGAAGTCATACTGACCCTGAATGATGTCGTAGCCATCCTGATCGGTGATGGCGAAACCATCCTGAGTAAGCAGGCGGAACGCCTGCTCGTTGGTTGTGTATTCTGCTTCGATTGCATCGAGAGCAGCAACACCGGTGCTGAATTTTTCGTTGGAGTATTCGAACAGCTCACATACCAGATCGTATACCTGCAGACCACCTAGCTGATAGAAGATAGAGCGGTCGTTGACATACTTGATCTGAAGGATCTGAGCTCTTTGTGGATTCAGCTGGAAGAAGATGATGTCGCCTTCTTGAGGGACAGCCTTACTAATATACTGACCAACTTCTGCGTCAAACGTTCTCTTAGCGATAGTAAACGTAATCTGGTCTCTGATTTGAAGGCCAAACTTAGATAGGAATACCCCATCACCTTCGTAGCCATCGACAGACTTGATATACATCTCAACTAGGTAGCTTGAGTTGTATTCAGAGATAGGATCCTCACCATAGATTTCATCCAGCTTCACGACAGTACGAGGGCAGTAAAAGACATCGTTGCCGTAAATCTTGATAGATTCTACGACTAGATCTTCGACTAGTTGCTGCTCCATAGAGCTGTTGAAGTTGTTGAAATAGAATGATGCAGACACTATGTTAGCCTATCATATCAGCCACAGGGAGAGAGTAAGAGCTGATAAGATTTTCTTCTATCTTGTCAATCTCAGCTACAGCGTCATCGTAAATCTTCTCACCGTTAAACTGTACGCCACCTGGAAGCTGCATTCCGGAGAACTTGGTGAGGTTTGAGCCCCACTGTCTCTTGATAAGAGCGGTGCAATACTTCTGAAGCCAGCTATCGCCCCAAGCATCTGTGTATACATCGGGATCGACAACCTCATATGCTTCAACTAGAAGAAACTCACCAACGTTAACTGTGCTCCAGTCTATGTCAACATATAACTTGTCTGTGTGGCGGTTGTAGCGGATTGGCATCTTACCAACAAGCATTTCCGTTAGCAACGACAAGTGCTCCATAGCCATGTAGTATGGAACCATTGATACAGATGTAAGAGTGTATAGATCGTTCAGAGCAATCTGATAGCGGATGTTGAATAGGTCGTCCGAACGGATAGCAGGATCTGAGATGGAGAATATATTGACAACACCCATGATGTTCTCAGGCATTGTGATGTACTTGTTATCTCTGTCAGTCTGAGTGATCTGGTGCTTGTAGTATACCTTTTCCGACCCGTCAAAGTGGAAGTCGTAAAACTTCTTCAGAGCTTCATCGATACGATCTTCAACCTGATCATCATCGACATTGATCTCGATTACTGGCTTCCCTAGTTTGCGGAGACAATATTCTTTGAATTGGGCTCTTGTTTGTGGTACGGCCATAGCATAGTTCCTAGGTTTCTTTTTAGTTATTTATCGAAACTTAGGACCTTGGATCCACGAAACTAGTGATCTACGTACACCCTTTGTGACAGGAGTTACGCGATGGATCAGGAACGATGGGAACACAATGACAGATCCTTTAGCTCTAACCTGGTCTGCTGGTAGCTGAGCATACTGTGGATCGAGCTCAAAGTCACCACCCTCATACTCGGAAGGATCTGTCAGCTGGATGACAATCGACAGCTTCCTATCATACGTTGTTGGGTTTGCCCAGAACGTGTCGTGGTGCCAATCATACTTTCCGTTCTCGGTAGCGGTGTACTTCGTGTACTGAATGTCTGGTAGGTATCGGATGTCAAAGCCGAACGCATTCTTATT